GGACATAAACATCAAGAGTCACCAAAGGTCGGTGATATATTTTTGTTTCCAAACTGGTTAGCACACGGCGTATATCCTTTTAGAACACCAAATGAAGAGAGAAGATCGGTATCTTTTAACTTACATTTGATTAAAAAAGACGAGCCACAGCCTTTAGAAAACTAATGCAACATCACAAAGAGACAAAGTTTGTCATGTATGTCGATGATTTTTTAGATTATGCTACATTAAAGTCACTTCAAGATACAGTTACAAACCTTAAATATCAGGAAGTAAAAAATCCTAATGGTCAGTTGTATGGCATGCGTCATACTTTTGACACAAGCACTCACGATGATCCGTTAATTAACTTAGTTAAACAGTATTTTTTTCCACATAGAAATCTTGAACCAATATCAGTAAGTGCGCACCTAAGAGAAAATAATAAAGAACCTTTGTTTCATACTGATGATGATAAAGGTAATGTTGCTAATTTTCTTTTATTTGTAAAGGGAGAACCTTTACTTAATAATGGTACAGGTTTTTTACATAATGAAAAGTTATCATCACATGTAGGTTTTGTAGAGAACAGAGGATTATTTTTCAATGGTTCAAAGATACCGCACTCAGACCTACAATCATTTGGGGATAGCTCAAAAAGATACACACTTAATATTTTTTATAAAGAAAGTGTAAATGTTCAATATTGATAAAACTCCTATGGTCCGTGTGACGTGGCTCGATGCCCGTGATACAGAGACAGGATGGCTAGATATAAAAGACGTAGTCAATGCTCCGTTGGCCGTGTGTCAAGAAGTAGGATGGATGGTACATAATGGGAAAGAAAAAATAATTATTATGCGTTCATACAGCAAAGACAAAGAAGATATTACAGGTGGTGGGGCTATTGCTATACCTAAAGACTGGTTAAAGAAAATAGAATATTTAACAGTGAGTTATAGTGAAAACTAAAATATTTATAGGTACACCCTGTTATGGTAATATGATTACCGCAGATTATTTTAAAAGCTGTTTACAATTAACAGCCTTAGCTGCGCAGAAAAAAATAGAATTACAATTTGGAACTATCGGAAACGAGTCTTTGGTAACAAGAGCTCGTAATACTTTAGTGCAATTATTTATGGATGACGAACAATATACGCATCTTTTATTTATTGATGCTGATATAGCTTTTAATCCTGAATCAATATTTCGTATGTTAGACTTAGATGAAGATGTGGTAACGGGAGTATATCCACGAAAGGTGATTGATTGGACAAAAGCCATTAAGAGAGTAAAAGAAAATCCAAAAATTAAAGAAGATGAACTACATGCCTCTTCTTTACAATATAATTTAAATGTTAAGAACCCAAAAAAAGTAATAGTAAAAAAAGGATTTATTGAAGTTTTAGATGGCGCAACAGGTTTTATGTTAATTAAAAGAAACGTCTTTAAAAAAATGGCGTTAGCATATCCTCATCTTAGATTTAAATCAGATCAACATTTAGGAGATCCTCATGATAAAACATTTGGATATCACGATAACTCTGATTGGAACTATGCTTTTTTTGACACCATGATAGAGCCAGATACAAAAAGATATTTATCGGAAGATTATGCTTTTTGTCGTTTATGGCAGAAAATAGGTGGCAAAATATATGCTGATATTATTAGTGGTATGACACACATGGGTAATTATTCATTTAAGGGCAACGTAGCCACTCAATTTATCTCGCAAGAAAAAAAATGAATTTAGATTTACAAGTAAAAGATAATTTTTTACCTAAAGATTTATTTCAAAAGTTATCCATTTATTGCACTACTTTAGATTACGGAAAAGAGATTACATACAATAAAATTGAACATGTTTTTTATTCAAATAAAATACATGAAAATGATGATTTATTAAAAGACCTAGAAAAATCTATTATAAAACATTTTAAGGTTGGTATAAAAAATCTTCATTTAGCTTCTTTTACTTTGGTAAACACAAAAGAACCCCTTCCACATATAGATGCATTACAGTTTCCAACAGAAAAACATCTTATTATTTATTTAAGTGGAGACTCTAATTTAAATGCTGGAACAGGTTTTTATAAACCCACCGACGATGGTTTTGATTTAAATACGGCTATTGGCTGTTATCCAAATAGGGCTGTTTTGTTTAATGCTTCTGATTGTCATCATTCGCCATTATTATATACAGCAAAAAACAGTATTCCTAGATTCGCCATTATTATATGGTTTGAACCTAAAATTGATCTTTAGCTTTATAACAAAATAAGGTAGAATAATTGTCCATGAAATTAGTTGATTTAAAGTTCCAACCAGGCATTGACAAACAAGATACTGCTTATTCAGCAGGAGATCAACGTAAATATGTTGATTCTAATCTTGTAAGATTTCACTACGGAAAGCCTGAAAGATGGAAAGGTTGGACATATCTACCAGATCCAAATAAAACTGTCGTGGGCGTGGTCCGTGATACGCATAGCTGGATTGGTTTAGACGGAACTAGATATCTTGCTTTAGGTACTGATAGAAAACTATATTTATATTCAGGTAGTGCTCTTTATGACATTACACCCATTAGAGAAACAGCAGCTTTAACAAATCCTTTTACAACAAATGGTACAACGACAGTTTCAGTAACTGACGCAAACCACGGAGCTATTGAGGGGGACTTTGTTACCTTTGATTCATTCTCTGCAATAGATGGTTTAGACATGAACAACGAGTTTGAAGTTACAACATATGTTGATGCAAACACTTATAAAGTTACGCATACAAGTGCAGCTTCTGGGTCTACTTCTGGAGGAGGTGGATCAGGTAATGCTAACTATCAAATTAATATTGGTGAGACTGCATCAACTTATGGATATGGATGGGGCACTGATACTTGGAGTGCTGGTGCATGGAATGAACCAAGCACCTCTTCAGATGTTACTGTTGCAGCAAGAAGTTGGTCATTAGATAATTTTGGTGAAGACTTAATTGCTACAGTATTAAATGCAAGCACATATATAAAAGATCTCTCTGGCGCAATAGATGCTAGAGCAACGGCTTTATCTAACGCTCCTACTGCTTCACGTTTTAGTTTAGTATCTACTGACACAAGACATTTAATGATTTTTGGTACAGAAACTACTATTGGCACACCAGCGTCTCAGGATGATTTATTATTTAGATTTTCAGATCGAGAGGATGCTACAGATTATACACCAGTATCAACAAATGAAGCTGGTTCACTGCGTATATCAGATGGCTCACGAATAGTGGGAGCAGTGAAATCATCAGGTCAAATATTAGTTTGGACAGATACATCACTACATGGTGTTCAATTTGTTGGTACACCTTTTACTTTTGGTCTTAGACAACTTGGCGCTAACTGTGGATTAATAGCACAGCATGCTGCTATAGAAGTTAATGGTAGATCATACTGGATGTCTGATAATTCTTTTTACATGTATGACGGTGTTGTCAAAAAAATGCCTTGCTCTGTACAAGATTATGTATTTGATGATCTCAGTTATACAAACAGAAACGATATCGCCTGTGGTATTAACACAGCTTTTAATGAAATTATTTGGTACTATCCTTCATCAAACGCTACAGGAATAGATAGGGGCGTTGCTTACAATTATTTAGAAAATACTTGGTACACCATTAATCTTGGTAGAACTACTTGGCTCGGTGCTTACGTATATGAAAATCCTATAGCTACAGAATATGATTCAAGTATAACAGCAAATGCATCTACTATATTAGGTTTGACTGCAGGTGCTTCTTATATTTATGAACATGAATCAGGCAATAACCAAGCAGATGGCACAGCCTTACCTGCTTTTTTAACAACAGGATCTGTTGAAATTGCTGATGGTGATGAGCTCATGTCGGTCAGTAGATTAGTTCCTGACTTTGATAATTTAACCAATACAATGACAGCTACTTTAACACTGGAACAGTATCCACAATCTGCGGCTAACGTAACTACAACAGGTAGTATTACTAGCACCACAGAAAAAATTGATGTAAGAGGTAGAGGTAGAGCGGTTAAAATTAAATATGAAACCAACACAGTTAATGACACAGCTTGGAGACTTGGATCTACTAAATTACAACTTAGACCAGACGGAAGAAGATAATGGCTAAAATAACAATAACAAGGCTACCTAATGCTACACCAGAATATGATGCTAACCAGTTTGATCAAATGGTTGCATTACTAGATCAAATTATTCTTTTACTTAATACAAACTACCAACAAGATTTAAGAGAAGAAGCACAGTCGGAGGCTTTTTTCATTGGCTAATGTATTTAAAAGTGCAATGGTGGATATCACCACAACAAATTTAACAACTGTTTTAACAGTTCCTACGGCTAATCCTGGGGCAACACCACCAGTCATGCCTACCACAGATGTAGTAAAATCTCTTTTAATTTGTAATGATTCTGGTTCAACAACTTTAGTTGATGTTGAAGTTGTCAGAGGCGCTGCAACCTTTGAAATATTCAAAGCCCAGAGTGTTGCTACAAACACAACAACAGAATTATTGACTCAACCTTTAATTCTACAAGAAAGTGATATTCTTAAAGTTCAAGCTAATGCTGCCAATCAGGTGCACATTATAGCTAGTTTTATGGAGGTTACGAAAGGACAACTCTGATTAATTTACACTCCCTATTTATTACCCCCGTTTTTTCACTACAACTAAAAGGCCACGAACATCTTATAGATACTATTTATCAGTTACGAGAAAAAGATGAGATGGGTATGCCACGGTCTAATGTCGGTGGTTGGCATAGTCATGATGAAATATACAACATTAAAAAATTTAAACCTTTGGTTGGTGATGTTCTTAAATATGCAAAAGATTGTTTTAATCACATGGATGTTCAAGATAGCTACACTCCTGAAATGACAGGTATGTGGGGTATGATAAATTCGCCAGGATCACGAAACAATGTACATACACACCCTTATAACTATTTATCAGGTGTATTTTACTTAAAAGCTCCTAAAAAGTCTGGAAATATTGTGTTCTTAGAGCCTAAACCACAGTCAGAGGTACTATCACCCCCTAAAACAGATAAAGCCTCTATACACCTCGCTCATAGCGTACAATGGGAACCTGTTGAAAATTCCTTGATTTTTTTCCCTTCATGGTTACAACATGAAGTACAAACAAATAGTTCTAATGATGATAGAGTTATTATTAGTTTTAACATAAATTGGAGAAAAGACGATGCCGATAGTTGAACCTGCTGAATTACTGGGACACATTACAACGGAAGATGGAAGAAGAATTCCACACTATAAAGTAAAAACAGAAACAACACTTACACATGTAGATACTGGCGCTGAGTATAATTCAGAAGCAGAAGCTCAAGCTGATATTGACAATCCAGGAACCTCTACAACTGCTGAAAAAATTAGAAGAGACGTAAGAGTATTCGCCCCTTCTTTAGCGGATATGTTAGGTCAAACTCCTGAATAATTAAGCACTACACGCTTCACATTCCATATCAGAATCTAAACCAGTTACCATAACTGTTGCATCGGAGTTATGTGGTTTACCTTGAATTGTATGTATATGAGGCACGTTTCTGTGTTCTAATAATTCTTTTTGTAGTTTTTCATTTTCTCTTTCCACTGCTAATAAACGTTCGTGGTAACGACTCACCTTATCAGCAAGGGTAGCTATAGCCTTC